AAAGCCAGGATTACCCACGAGTTAGAACCAACAAAATTAGAAGGCAGAGTAGGAACCAATCTTGAGTATGCCAGAAGAGTAGAATTAGGATTTGTAGGAACAGATAGCTTAGGAAGAAAGTATAACCAAGCACCTCGACCATATCTGAGACCAGCTTTGCACAAATGTGAGAAGACAATCAGAGCAATGTTTAAAGGATTAGTAAAGTAAAGGAGGCGAGATGGAAAAAGAGTTTGTAAAAGGTTTGGATAATATCTTTATTTTAGGAAGAGGACAGTCCCTAATTAGATGTCCGACAAAAAAACCTGAAAAGACTGAGTATTGGGGTTGTAACAGTGTATATAGAGTGAGAGAGTTAGATAGATTATTTATTATGCATGACCCTTATATTACTCAGTTCAACCGAGATAAAGAACTAGTTAAAAACATCAATAAAAAAGATTTTCCAGTATATACTTTGGGGCAATATGCAGAGATAAAAAATAACATTTTGTATCCAATGCAAGAAGTTATCCGAGAATTCAAAACAGGATTCTTCTTGAACAATGTCTCTTATATGTTGGCTCTAGCTATTATGCAGAGGCCTAAAAACTTAATGTTATTTGGTGTAGATATGTTCTTTAATACAGGAACTGAGTATATGAGGAATGAAAAAGGGTGTCTTGAATTTTGGTTAGGAGTAGCTACTGGAAAAGGGATTAAGTTTAAGATTGCGAAAGAGTCTACCCTTCTAAAAAGGTTAGGAAGGAATACTTTTTATGGGATGGATGTAAAGATAGACAAAAAGACTCATGGTGTCCAACTTAGCCCTCAGTATCTGTGGGGCAGAGAAAAATGTGCGCCGGGATATAAGATAGTTAAAATAAGTCATAATATATAGGAGCAAAAAAGGAAAATAAAAATTAAGGAGAAAAAAATGGAATCTGAAAAAGCAAAAAAGGCTGCGGAGTTAGCCGAAAAGGAACTCCAGGAAGAAGAAGAACAAAAACAGATAGACTTAATCAAGAAGGCGATTAAACAGACACTGGAAGCAATTAAACAGAAAGAAGAAGAACGGACCAAGCTCAATAAGGAGATTAAAACACTAAAACAGGATATCGACAACATCAGAGCTGGTAGGCTTGATTTAATTGCCGAACGACAAGAAAAAGATGATGAGGCAAAAAGGACCTCAATTATCGAAGTAGTAAAAGAAGTGCACCATCACCACTATCACGATAGGTGGTATGAACCATATTGGATAAAAATAAAAGAGCCATATTATTGGAGCACAACATATTGTGGGAGTATAACAGCAGATTCAACTTGCTATGGCACCTTCGCAACAACAGATTCAAACGATTTGACTTTGACAACTGCAGTAAATTGTAGCATAGCTAAAGTTGCTAGTGCTGGTACATACAAATTAGACAGTGGAGATTGTATAACTTTAACGTAAGATAATTCCCTTTTTTGCTCCTATTTAAGGAGAATAGATGAACGAGCTTTTTAAAGCAGTATATAAGAAATTTACAGATAGCACAGGAGCAGGAACTTTGTATGAGGCCCTTGATGGAGAGATGTACAATACGCAGGCTCCTCAAGATGCAACCCGTCCTTATGCAGTGTTCTTTTTGATTAGCGATGTACCACATTGGACTTTTGATACTACTATGGAAAATGCTTTAATACAATTTAATATCTATGATGAGAATCCAAGTGTAGTGAACATTGGAAACTTATATGAGAAATTAACTAATTTGTATGATTGGGCTGAACTTAGTTCTACTGGTTATTATTCAATTTATATGAAGAGGGAATTTAGTAATCTAGAACAATTCTCAGAGATTTGGCAGTATGCATGCCAGTATAGAATCGAATTCCAAAAAAAGGAGGCCTAAATGCCAAAGAGTTTAGAATTTGTAAAAGATTTAGATAAGATTATCATTTTAGCTCAGGGACCAAGTTGGTATCAGTGTCCTGAGAAAGCCCCAAAAGGGACTGAAATCTGGGGGAGTAATGTCATTTATAGAGATCATCCTTATCAAGATAGGCTGTTTTTTGGTCATGATATTAGGACCAATATATTGAATGATGACGCAAACTTGATTGAAAATCTCAATAAGATGGAAATACCAATCTATACTGTAGGAGTATTTAAGGTATTAAAGAAAAGTACTCAGATTCCTATTTTAAAAATTATGGAAGAGTTTCATGTTGGGTTTTTCCTCAACATAATTGCCTATATGTTAGCAACAGCTATTTTGCAAAGACCGAAATCTATAGACCTATATGGGGTAGATATGCGACCAGACGCAGGCGGAGAGACCTATACCAACGAGAAAGGTTCTGTTGAATTCTGGTGTGGGGTGGCCACAGGTAGAGGAATTCCAATCAAGAATACTAAAGAATCATATGTAATGAAAACTAAACAAGAGGGGAACTTCCCCAATTTTAAAAAGAAAGTGGAGCAAAAGGGTTTATATATGCAAATTCCAAAAGAAGAGAGGAACCCTTTTGCACTACAAAATTACACTATAATACCAGTGGGCGAAGAAATATAAAAAAAAGGAGTTGAAGAACAATGGCAGAAATAAGCGGAAAAGGTGGAGGTGTCGATTTTAGTTGCGGTAAAACTACTGTAAGTAGCTGGACTCTAAGTTATGTTGGAGATGCACTTGAAACAACTAATTTTGATAATTCTTCATGTGGGAGAAGCTATATCTCAGGTTTAACTGGCTGGAGTGGTAGCTACGATGCTTTTAGGTCTACTGGAAATACTGCTGTGCCAGGTACTACTGGGACTATAATTTTGACTGTATCTACAGGAACAAGTGCTGGGGGCTGGACAGGTTCAGTAATTATCACTGGAATGGACATGACTACTCCAGTAGACGGTGTGGTAACTCAAAGTTATTCCTTCCAAGGAACTGGTAAACTAAGTACTGTTTAATCAGAAAAGAGGTGAAAAGATATGCCAGAAATTTCAGGAGAGAATGGAGCTGTATATTTTAACGAAGGACTAACTGATACAGCTGTGGCAGGTACTATTACCTTTGATTCTGGTAATGGTGGGCCTACTGACCAAACTATAACCTCTTCTACTGGTACTGGTGAGGTAAAGATAAACTTTGAACAGAGAGGCTACTCTGTTGGAATGCTGGTCACAGTTTCAGGTACTTCTGGTACTGTAAATGATAGAATATTTACTATTAATGCAGTTAGTTGTGGAGTGTTAACAGTAGATGAAGCGGTGACTTCAGGAACTGATTCAGGAACCCCGAAATTTACAGAAGCAGAACCTGGTATCCCTGTACTCGGATTTTATAATTGGACTCTGAGCTATACTGGAGATGTATTGGACACGACTGACTTTGATGATTCCTCAGGGGGCAGGTCTTACATTCCTGGACTAACTAGTTGGACAGTTACAGCGGACAAGCATTTCTTGACAACTAACAATGAGGTAGATGACTGGGTCGGACAAACTTGTGAAATCAGATTATTTATTAACTATGTAGCTACTCCTTCTGCTTCTAGCCCTTCTCAATATTGGAAAGGAGATACTATAGTTACTGGTCTTGATGAAACGACTCCAGTAGATGCATTAGTAGACCAAAGTATCAGTTTTCAAGGCGACAAAGCTTTGACACTTAAGACTCAGACCGATCCCTGGAGTTGCGGAATTAGTGCATAAATATTAAAAGAAAAGGAGAAAATATGCCTGATAAGTTAGAAGACATCTCTAAGAGTGGAATAACATTTTCTATTAAAGGAAAGGAATATAAACTTGGAGTCTTAACTATTCGTGATTTGGCAGATTTCAGACAATACATTAAAGGGAAGAAAATAAAATTAATCCAAGATACTGTAAATGAGCCCAGAGAAAGGATAGAACTGATTTCTAAAGTTCTAGATTCTCCAATAGATGAAACAAGAGAAATGGGAACAATGGATGGGGTCTGCTTTTTGCTGTGGAAAGCCTTACAAAAAGAGCAGAAAGAATTGACACTAGAAGACGTAGATAAAATAATTGATTTAGATAATATCGGAGAAGTATCTGAAGTATTGATGAGGCTTGGTGGCAGAGTAGAAAACCCTACCCTAAAGGTGAAGAAGGTAAAGCAGTAGGTTGGAGTCTCGCTTTTGCTTTCTTGTCTCGGTTTTATCCTTCTTTGGGGCCTAACGATATTCCTGATATGAGTGTTTATCAGTTTCATAAGTACATGGAAAACATCGCAGAACTAGAAAAGATGATGCAAGGAGAACAGAGAGGAAGTAAGAAATATAGCAATAAGGAATTAGTAGACAGGGCTAGAAAGTTAGGTCTACGAGTTCCCAAAAGATATTAGGTGATAATACATGGAATTAGGAGAAGTGTATGTAAAAATTGGAGCAGATATTGTACCGCTAGAGACGGCCCTCGGCAAAGCCAGAACTGTAACAAAAAAGACCACTGAAAAGATGAGGGCCCAGATGAAGACTTTAGGGACTACTATGGTCATAGCAGGGGCGGCCATCACTGCCGCTTTTGCTTTGTGTGTTAAAGCAGCTATTGCAG